TCAATCGATAATTCAGTTGAAACCGCTATTAACAATACTGTCTATGACATTACCCACAAAGTTTTAGACGTTTGGCCGGTTGTAAAACTAACAAAAGAGAAATAGGACTTCTCCAGAAACACCTAGGTAAGTGTATAAACTGCCTGCCTCTCCCCTCCCTTCCTTTCTTTATAAGGATTTTTAAATACAACCTATATTAGAAAATTATAATATACACACATACGAATATTAGAATATTCAGATATTCTTATATATAAAAAAAAGACTTGACTTTTATATGTAAGGTAATACAATAGGTGGGTGGGCGGGCAAATATTAATATATATGATATATACCAATATAAATATATATATCTATTTATATTAAATAAATACTTGACATGAATATATAAAAGGGTTATGATGTAATCATACTAGCAATTAAGCTAGTGGAGAAACAAAATGAAAAGTATGGAAAATAAAAAATATAGTGTAGGTGTTGATATAACATACGGCATTTATATAGAGGTTGAAGCGGAGAGTTTGCAGGCAGGTATCAGTAGAGCCAAGCTAATTGCATCACGACTAGGTGACTCTGATAGACCAAAAGGAACATGGTTCGTAGGTGTTACAACACATAGCGAAACGGAGGTATAAAACAAAGACCTAGGCAAGTCTCAAAACTGCCTAATATTATAATATTAGAATATGCTTATATGCGGGCTCCTCTCCCTTCCCTTCATATATTAATATAAAAAACATAAATTTATTTATATTAGATAAATACTTGACAAATATATAAAAATATGCTATGGTGGTGGTAACAAATAACATACGGAGAAACAATATGAATATAGAACCTAAAGCATATCAACTACTTGTACTTAAGGCAGGCCTAAAGACTTGGCTTAGTGGCTCTAAAATGAGATTGACTAGAGCAATGACACCTAAAGCAATATTAAAACAAGTTAGTAGGCTCACAGGCAATGAGTACAAGGTCAGCAAATATGATGGCACAAAAGCATTAAGAGATTTAGAGGAACTTATAGAACTCTACAAGTCTCCATCATATAACGCATAACAAACACAGCACCTAGGCAAGTGGATAAACTGCCTATTTTTCTCCCTTCACTCTTCTTATTTTTTTTCCTTCACTTTTCCTATTTTTCTCCCTTCCCTTCCTTCTTATTAATATATACAAATGCAAGCCAAAATAAATATGAACATATATATGTATTTATATTGAATAAATATTTGACATATATATAGTATTTGTTACTATTATATTAGACCTAAAATTATTTAGGCGGAGAAACAAAATGAAAACTAAAAACTTTAAGAACTTCAAAATGAATAACGAAGTTTATAAAATAAGAAGGCAGGTGATAGATATTATTTATCAAGCTAAAAAGATAGCAGACCTGCCTAGAATAGATGTTAGAGTTGGTGAGGCTAGACATAACATATTAGGCATAGCTCAAATGGGTGATTGCAAAATATGGATTGATGTTAGCAAATCAGCTACTAATCTATTGCAAGTTGTATTGCATGAGATATGCCATGCAGTATGGGGTATAGAACATGACGAGGAATGTCCGCTAATGTCTGCAACTGCAAAGACAATATCAGATAAGACCGCATGGGATTGCTTCAAAAAATATATAAAATAATTAAAAGGAGGATAAGTAAAATGACCTGTAAAAACAAAGTACAACAAACTGTAGACAAGGGCTTCGATGTTAAAATAGTAGAACTGCCATGTGGTAGTACAAGCATTCATGGAGACCGCTTACTATGTGACAAATGCTTAAACGATAAAAAATTACAAAAACGACTTCAACAACAAGACGAAAACATGGAGGCAGACCAAGACTGGTTGGATTCTAGTGGTTGGGGTGAAATGTAAATAAACGATGACCTAGGCAAGTCTTAAAACTGCCTAATATAATAATATACTAATATGCGGGCCACCAGCGACCCCTTCCCCTTATGCCCGCACCATATATCTTCTATCCACACACCGGAGGGGTATTTGCAATGCTATATTAAAACAAACTTTTGTAACATAAGAATATTAGAATATTATAATATACTGTTGCTAAAAAAATTTTTTAAGTATATACTTTCAAGTGGAGCATTATGTCTACTGAACGAGTAAATGAAATACTGGCTACTTTAAACAAGAGCCAAACCGAAAACAGGCTCAAATACTACCAACCATATACTTTCCAAAAAAGATTTCACGAAAGCGGAAAGGATGCCAACCAAAGATTATTGATGGCGGCCAACAGGGTAGGTAAATCGTATGTGGGTGCTATGGAGATGTCTATACACTTAACCGGTCTATATCCTGACTGGTGGACAGGCAAACGATTTAAAAAACCTATCAGGGCATGGGTATGCGGTGCTAGTAATGAAACCACTAGAGATATATGCCAAAAAGAATTATTTGGGCAACCTGATAATCCAAGAGATAAGGGCCATGGGTCAATACCCAAACACCTTATTGGAGAGACCACAAGAAAACCCGGAGTTCCCAATGCTCACTCTTCGGTTCTAGTCAAACACAAGTCGGGTGGTTGGTCTAGGGTTGCCTTTAAAGCCTATGAAATGGGTAGTGAAAAATTTATGGGTGAGAGTATTGACCTAGTATGGCTCGATGAGGAACCGCCGCAAGATATATACTCCCAATGTATTACAAGGACTTTAGATAAACAAGGCCAAGTATTTTTAACCTTTACACCTGAATCCGGTATGACTGAAGTGGTACAAAATTTTACCAACGAACTCAAACCTATGCAGGCATTGATAACAGCGGGTTGGGAAGATGCAGAGCATTTGACCGAGGATATGAAACAACAGATTCTAGCCGCCCTACCGCCTCATGAAAGGGATATGAGAAGTAAAGGTATACCAATGATTGGTAGTGGACTGGTTTTTCCTGTCTCAGAGGACAGCTTGTGTTGTGAACCCTTCGTGATACCACCCCATTTCTCACGCATCGCAGCACTTGATTTTGGCTATGACCACCCAACAGCAGTAGTGTGGATAGCATGGGATAGAGATGAGGACATTATCTATGTGTATGATTGCTATCGAATGGCAAAGCAAACACCGGATTATCATGCCTCACACATCAATGAGAGAGATGGTAGCCACTATATCCCAATTGTTTGGCCTCATGATGGATATCAGCACGATAAAGGCTCAGGAGTAACACTTGCAGAGCAATATCGAGCTGCTCATGTCAATATGATGCCATTTCACTTTGAAAATCCACCAGCATTAGGTGAGAAGAAAGGTGGCAATAGTGTGGAGGCGGGTATCATGGAAATGTTATCCCGCATGGAGCAAGGTAAATTTAAGGTTTTTAACACCATGTATGAATGGTTTGAAGAGTTTAGACTCTATCATCGTAAAGATGGGAAAATTGTTAAAATAAAAGATGACCTCATGTCTGCAACACGATATGCAGCTATGAGTCTAAGACACAGTACAACAGAAACATCAAAGTGGAATAGCAAAGGTAGGCTAGGCCCTGATGTTGCAATAGTTTAGGAGATAAACATGGACTTGAGAAAAAAAACCAATCCTTTTGTTGAAAATGCAAAAACAACAGAAACATCAGCACTTAGGAGAAAAGCTCTTAGGGGTATGCAGCAAATGGAATCAGGCAAAACAGCAGCACAAAGATTCAAAGAAAAATATGGAAGAAAAGGTGCTATTGCTTCTAGTATAGCTGGCTCTTATGGTAAATAATGGCAGAACTTATAACATCTCCATCATTATTAGCTCATAAAGTTAAAGAGTTAGAAGAAAAATTAGAAAAAATAGAAATACAATTACAATCTACAAAGGATAAGAATGGCAAAAAAACCAAAAAAAATGACCGATAGTGAATTAGCTTCGCATCTAGGCACAGAAATACAGTCAGCTACAGGATATGCTAATAGCGAACTCTCAAGTCAAAGAGAAGATGCTATGAAATATTATCTTGGTGAGAAGTTTGGTAATGAGATTGATGGTCGGTCAGAAATCGTAACTACTGATGTTAGAGATACAATCGAATACATTATGCCGTCTCTAATGCGTATTTTTACTACCCATCACAACATTGCTGAATTTGAGCCACAAGGGCCTGAAGATGTTCAAATGGCAGAACAAGCTACCAACTATGTTAATTATGTTTTTAACAAGCAAAATAACGGCTTTAAGGTGCTCTACGATGTCTTTAAAGATGCACTCATAAGCAAGACAGGAGTCATTAAACATTATTGGGAAGAGAAGACCGAGACTAGCAAAGAAACTTATAAAAATTTAACTGAAATAGAGTATCAATCTATCCTTGCAAACGATGATTTAGAAGTTATTGAACATACCGAAACTATGATTCAAACCGCACAGACCGATGATTTTGGAAACTTAATTAGTCCTGAAGTTCTCGAACACGATGTAAAAGTAAGAAGAACCAAAACTAATGGACAAGTTAGAATTCATTCGGTACCACCTGAAGAATTTTTAGTTTCAAGAAGGGCAGTTGACTTACATGATGCTGAATTTATTTGCCACAGAGTTAAAAAAACTGTAAGCGAGTTGATACAAGAAGGATATGACAGAGCAATCGTTGAAGATATCCCAAGCTACATGAGTTCTGAAGCTGAACTAAACGAGGAAAGAATTGCAAGATTTAGCTACGATGATGATTCTGTACCACCATCAGAAGGAGAAGGCCCAAATAAAAAGGTTTGGATTGATGAGTGTTATGTAAAATTAGATTACGATAACGATGGTATTGCTGAACTTAGAAAGATTACTAAAGGCGGCAACTACATTTTAGATAACATTGAAATAGATAGTATTCCTTTTTCTGCAATCTGCCC